CCTTTCGGTCGCTGTAATTCGTAAGTGAATAACTCTTTTCTTTCTTTTGCTTTGTTAGCTTGCCAGTGTGGCGAGCGCGTTCATTGCTGGGCGGGGCAAATTCGGCCCCATCGCCAGCAGCACATCCTTCATCTGACTGCGCACTTGATCGATAAGCAAGTTCCCGATGTCGCCGTCCAGATATCCCAATCTAATCAGTGATGCAAGGAACGTGTAGACAGTCGCGTTAAAGTACGTCTCGGTGACGTACGGCATAATCGCGCGGGCGTCCTGCTGTGAATCCAGAACACTCGTAACGAATGCCGCATCCGCCATTGAGCGCACGGGGCCGTTGATTGCTGCCTCCGTGAAGATGCGCGCTAATGATAGTAGCGCACGATAACGCACTCCATCGATGTCTGACTTCAACATTGCGATGAGGATGAGGAAGTGCGCGTTCATTTCGCGCACGACACCAGGCTCCCGAATCAACGCCATCTTTGATGTCGGTGTCGAGATATCGGGAAATACACCCGTTATCTTGATGTCCATGTTGAACGTCAACTTGGTTTCACCGGTACTGAGCGTGACTGGTGCGATAAACGGTTTTTGAATTGACGGTGACGTATCGCTCGCTGACCAATTCAATAGCATTGCTGTCGCCAGCTCTCGATCGATGCCCTGCTGCCTTTGTGGTAGTGCTGTGTGAGGCTCGAGCTCCGCTCGTGCTGTAGCGACGACCGCGTCAACCGGGGAGACGAAGAATAATGTGTTCCCTAATGCCGCATCCGAATCTGCCTCCACGTACACTTCGCGAGCAACGCCATAGATCAGAAATGGCTGGCCCTGGATGTTGGACAATGCGAGCTCGCGTGAGCGCGCGATTGCCAGCATTTGAAGCGACCGGTCTGAGACGTTCACTGTGGTCAGCGCCAGACCAGCTGTGCCCGTTTTGGCGGGCACCATTGAATCGGCGATCAGGTTCAATAGACCCAAGTGCACTTCGGACGGCATGATCATCTTATTGATGACCTCCGTTATCGAAACTGCTGGTGCGAACGATGTCGGTAGACGATCGACGCGCCACCGGTTCGGCTCGATCTCGATTGCGTTGACGAGTTGAGCGTCGGCCTTCTGCGCCATTGGCAACGAGACGACGGCTCCGACAAGACCGCCACGGCGCGAGATGGCTGGGATCAGATAAAACAACGACCTGAACGAGTCCAGCGAGGCCGCTTGGACGGATGGGAGGACAGAGATAGCGGAGTAGACCTGTTGCAAGGCATGCTTCGCTTCGTAGCCCTTGAGTGAGACATCGTTCGCGCCACTTGCCCACTTCTTGTTTTCTAGCAACTCCAAGAAGTTGGCGTAGCTTGTCAATGCCGTCAATTCGGCGCCTGAGATGACAGAGGCATCGATCGTTTCGGGTTGGATATAATACTGCTTGATCACGTACATCGCGTGGTCAAACTCGGTCACCGCGGCCATCACCTGCAGCAGCGATGAGGCGGCTGTGGCCATGACATCCGCGACGCGCTGTTGGACGACTGCGGCCGCGTTCTTCTTCGCGAGGTCGACATCGCGAAATTTCGCTGTAATCAGCGAATAGGAAAGAACTGGTTTCAGACGATCGATGGTATAAGCGTTGAACAGCTCATCGATTGAGAGGACCAGATCCTTGTCCATCACTGAGAAGTAATGCGGACGACCAGTCGACACGATACCAAGCGAGTAGAGGCACCTCGCTATGATCTGGCCGTAGATGAAAGACACACGCTCGTTTGCTCCGTAGCGGTCGCAGGCCGTCTTTGCTGACGAGAGAATCATCTCCTCGGGCACTGAGTAGGTGCCGCGTGAAAGTGATGCGTATGGCCGCTGAAACATACCCGACAGAATCTCGATTGTCAGCTTCGAGTTGATCATCAGGAGGCGGAGCCCAATGACGTCATCCGCGATTTCCTTGAGCGGGCGGCCAAAAGCTACCAGCATCTGAGCAAGTGCTTCATCGTCGTGGCCCGCCTCAGAGAGACCGACCGCGAACATTTTTCGTCCCGGGTAGCGCTGAGAGAGGAGGATGCGCTCCGGGCGGCGCATAGCCTGAGTCTTCGTGATGTTTGAGACGGGTAGTGGAGAGCTAAGAACGACGACGCCATTCGCATTGAGCTCGGGCGTATTCAGCTCTGTTGGGGAGTTTGACTGTGTATCTTTGGTGTTTTTGGTTGCCATTAGTTATTTCTCTGTGTGGTTAGCGGGCAGAACTTAACAGGCGCGAGAGCACGCGAGCGGATTGGCTGTCGTCCCTGAAAACGGCTAGCGCGACGTTAGCGGCTTGCGCCGCAACGACGCCTGGGGCATCTGCATCTTGAGGAAAGCGAACGTTGATCTTTTTGCGCAGTGGACGAGCCGAGAACACGCCCGTATCTGGCGCGGTCAGCTCAAGATATGCCTCTACCGATGAAGCGACGTACTCGAGAAACGAGTCGTATTTCTCATCGGACGAGAGCGGATTAACTGCGATGATGGCTCGCGCCCCTTGCCGTGCCAGTGCTTGGTTGAGCAAGGTCAGGTAAGTGAAAACAGCCATGTTAACGCCACCGGGACCGGTGGACCCAGACGATTGGTAGATCAGGAAGCGCAAAGAGTCGATGACGGCCACGTTACCGAGTAGAGCGGAAATGGCAATCTGACCCACCATTTCGAATGGAGTAAACGAGACCGGTTCGTCCGAACCCGCGTCGTCATCATCGAAATACGGCTCAATGGCGTTTCGATAATTCAGAAACGCATTCGATGGCATGCGGCAGACCTTGCGCAGAGTCGTCGTCTTACCGATGCCAGTCTTACCGACGACAGCGATGATACCAAGCGGGAGGCGAATGCCGGCCGCGTTTACCGTGGCAACTTGCGGCTGCCCGGTGATGATGGGCTGGCGCTTCTCGATCACATCCGAGATTTTCATCAGCTGCTCCTGTGGCACAAGAGCGATGTCGACCGTCGGTGGTTTGCCTTTCGTCAGGCTCACCGTGAATGTACACCATGTGTACGGCTGGCTGCTGCCCTGTGCCGGAACTGGCACGGGTAGCACCATCACACCTTTGTTAGCCATAGACTTGTCCTTTGAAAAGTTGCTTTATCATAGGGTAGGACTCCGTAGCCGGGATCACCGCCGCGATTTCTGCCAGTACGTTCTGACTGACATCATCTGGATTGACCCGGTAGTAGAGGTAATCGGGGTTTTGAAGCACGAGCCGGTCAGCATCAGTTAGATCGACACGTTGATACAGTCCCTTCTGCATGGCTGAGAGTTCTGTCAGCGTACGCGGTGACACACCAGCGAATCGCATCCACGTCCGCTCCGTTATATCGTTGATTTCACGATACGCCGGATGACGGCTATAGTTGGCGATTCGATCTAGCGCTCCCAACTCCCAAAACTTCTTCCTCTGGAATGAGTTGATCCCTTGCTCGGGGGCAAACTGGTTCGAGGTCGCTGTAGTCGGATTTGGTAACACGTCAATTGTATCGGCCACGCGCTGAGCGATGTTGCCCAAGAACTGGAATGGCGACTCCTGCTCCAGCTTGGAGTACGTTGACTGATAGGATGTCAACTTACGTGAAAGCTCCTCGTCATGCGCCATAAGCACGGCATCATCACCTAAATCGAGCAAGCCTCCTAGCTCGCTCTCTCCCCGTAGGAAAGACTCGACTTCGCTGGTCGTACTGAGAGGCACACCGCAATCGCGGAACGCTACTAAGTAAACGAACGTCATCCAGAACTTCCCGAAGTCCGGGTTGATTGAGATACCGCTTGGAAGCCCAGCGTTAACTGAGAAGGACGAAAGGTCGAACGGGTCACCTCCGAACAACGAGTTGAACTTCAGTCTCTTATCCCTAAATGGATAGGGCATGATGAACGGCGCCTTGAAGGCTAGCCGCAAATGCTCGACAAAATCCTCCCTTACATAGTTCGTTAACTGATCGAGAAACCGATCGATGCCCCACCGGGGTACGGTCACATCGAAGGACTTGACATCGGAGCCCACGAAATGAGAGAACTTCGACAACTTGGCGGCGATCGAGGCTGGAGTGCGGTGCACCCAGGTAAACTCGAAGCGCGCCGCGTAGACTTTACGATGACATGCCAACACGGCCGCGATCGTGTAGTTTGGCACGAACGAAAGACCCCACACCGTACGCCGGCGCATCGCGAAGTGGTGAGTCATGAGGTGACCGTTAATGAAGACTCGCTTATCGGCCGGATACATAATACCATCCACGCCACCCGAGCGAGCGTACAGCTCGTCTGGTACTAAGCGCTCCTTCGAGACCGGCACGCCACGGCCATCCCATTTGATCGTATCGGCCGATTGACGTTCATGGATGGCGTACAGCCATTGTGAATCGTACTCAGCAAGAGCGCGCGCCGGATCAGTCGTGCTTGCGTTCAAGTAATCGGTGATATTGCCTAGCGCCTTCCGCAGGGCGGGAAGCTTATAGTCAATATCGGCCGTGAAGAACGGAAAGCCGGTTGATGCCGATCGTCTGATCGGAACCGATGCTGGCGAATGGTATTTGAACATGATGCCTACCAGCGCGTCGAAGAGGGGCAGATCCCTATCACGAAAACCGTGCTCGAGACCCAACTCCTCACGCAGGATCTTGTTGTCGAGCAGCGGAATCGGAAGTGGGTCCATTCCGTACTGAGAGACATTTAGTAGCTTGTTAAAATCACTTGGGATACCAGTCTTCCCAACTGTGCCGTCATCGTTGACATCTGGCTTCAACTCGTTGAGCGCAACTGTTTGCTTCTCAAGCGTCGTCAAGACAATGGGATCTTGAGCGAAGAAGCCAGGCAGTAGCTCACTCGGTGAAACACCGCGTGGCCGCCTGAACCAACGTTTGGCGTTGGTACAGATCAACAGGTCATCAACATGACGCGATCGTGCCATTAATCCTCCATATCATCTGGTGATGGCGGAGCCGAAGATGAATGCTCGCGCTGGCCGGCTTCAACATCCTCGGCTGAGAGGGGTTTCTGCCACGGCCGCTTGTCGGCGGTCCGCTGCGCAGTGATCGAATCTTTCGTGATCATCGCTTTGATAGATTCCCACAACTCCACGCTTATACCAAGACGGCTAGCTGAGCTGATGAAGAGTGGGTCATAAAATGCACCTGGTAGCCCATCGATCACGATGGCGCCAGCGAGATCGAAAACCTCCGGGCTCTTTGAGATTGCACCGAGCTCAAGAGGAGCGAGCGGCAGAATGCCGCCGTCTTCAGTGGCTCTGAGGACACGAGCGAGAAAGCTGCCCTCCGCGATGTGCAGTGAGCTAAGCTCGGTTGGGACCGCGGCCCCGACTGGGATGATGTAGATCTGGTTTTTCACTCTGTGTGTCTCCATGCTACGTGGGTGTGTGTCGAAGTACGTGCTCATGATGAGCTCGTGTCCGATGAGATTAGCATAGCGAGCTCATCATCCGAGATGAGCGCGTCGCTCATCCTAAGCCGCAATGAGCGAGCGAGCTGGTAGTACAGCGCCGCGGTGCGTTGAAAGATAACCGCGTCGAGCATCATCCGTGAGTCTCGACATCTAGCAGCCAAAGTGAATGCTTCGCCAGCCCGTTCCATAAAGTAAAGGTAACGATAAAGCGGGTACACTGGGCCAATGAAGTTCACTTCGAAAACTGATGTTGATAGGTGCATATAATCCTCTAGTGTGTGTGTCTATTATGCAGAGATGGATGGTGCCTAACATCTACGCAACTGATATACTGCAACGTGGTTAGTGAAGAGGCGAACCGCCACTCGTTTCCCTCGGGGATGGTTTCGCCCACATGTTACGGCCGGCACGCTTCTCGCTACGTGCCCAATCGTGAAACAGCGCCCAAAGCGTCGCAAATACCATTGATGGTATCTCAGCGCTTGGCCTGACGGCGCGTAGCTCGTGTTCATCCATGAATCTGACGATGATGACCGTCGTCCGCTTTCGCAAAACAGCGTCTGAGTCTACCGCACCTTTTGACAGCAATCGCATAACTGCTTGAAACAACCTGCGTTTCGTTCCTTTAGAAAAAGTGTGACTCATGGGCATCTCCAGTGTGCATGGGGATGATCGTTAATCGATTAGCAGCCTCTCGAGCTGGCAATCGTGCGCCATTGGACTTCCGTCGTACTGGCAAGGTCTTTAGGACCTGAATAAGCCTCAGATTATTTTCTTATTCCGGG